ATTGGTAAATTAAAAGTACTGAAGGTTGATACTCATAAGTTTGAACCTCATGGTGTTACTGGTTATGCCTTACTTGCAGAGAGTCATATAAGCATACATACGTGGCCTGAGGATGACATTGTTAGATGTGATCTATTTTCATGTAATCCAAAAACAGATTACAAATCTGTGATAGAATATATGCAGAACCGTTTTCACTCAATGGAAGTTAAAAAATGGGGATGTGATAGATCTGATTGGTTATGAAAGAAAACAATGACAAAATACCAAGATGGTTCTATAATACAGTTATTAGTATGGGCATCATGGTTTTTGTTGCCTTTGGTTTAATTTTATTTGGTATGTTATGAAGGAATTTGATTATGAACTCGATTACAAAACCCTTGATTTTACAGATGAAGAAACTCGCAAACTTTATCGTATTGGAAGGGGAGAACAAGGAGTATTATTGGTACGCCCTTATACTAACGATATATGCACTCATTGGAGATTCAAAACTCCTGACGAGGCAGTAAGATCATCTAATAAAATATTTGCAATGTATCTTGATTATCGTGATGAAAAAGATTTCATCGGTATGGATATGTGTCGTAAATTTTTAGAAATGGGATTTACTCGTGCCAGAAGATATGCAAATCATAATTCTGGTAGAAAATATAAGAAAGGAACAAAAGAAATATTACCACAAGAACCTGACCATGCAACAAGTAAATTTGCGAAATCCGCACAAATCTTTAAAAAAGTGCGTGACATAGTTGCAAAAAATGTTACATATGTTAGTATGAGAAAACAATGGAGATCTCAAGAATGATTTTTTTATCTTGCCCACCAATTTATACTTTACCTGGTACATGGAGTGATCCTGAGAAGATTGCTAGGTGTAATGATACTTTAATTCCTCACGCACACTTAGGATCAGGTGCAGCATTTGCTGTATTTCTTGGTTTAGTGGTGATTGGTTTATTAGCTTATGGTATTTACCAAACCTTTGGTTCTGGAGGTAAAAATCTAAAAGATGAAATTAAAGAACACGCAAGAATGCACGAGATGGGAATTGCTCACGGGCATAATAAAAACGGAACTTATATTTCTACTAGAGAAATAGACAATCCTAGACACAAACATAATGCTAAGTAACAAACCATATGACCGACATCATTATAAGATAGTTTACAAACATAGGTCATTTGTGGTAGAATCTTGGCAAGAAGTCCAAGAGCATTGGTGGAACAGAGGACGTAATGCACCTATACCACCAGTAATTGAGGTAATTGACAAACCAAAAAAAATGAAAGGTTTTAAATAATGAGTGATTTTATATGGGTTGAAAAATACAGACCCACTACAATTGATGAATGTATTCTACCAAAAAGAACTAAAGAAACCTTCCAAAAATTTGTAGAGAAGGGTGAGATACCAAATATGTTATTGTCAGGTCCACCAGGCATTGGTAAGACCACAGTAGCAAAAGCATTATGCCATCAATTAGGAGCAGACTATTATGTCATTAATGGATCGGATGAAGGACGTTTTCTCGACACTGTTCGGAACAACGCAAAGAACTTCGCATCTACAGTCTCTCTTACGAGTGACTCGAAACATAAAGTCATCATCATTGACGAAGCAGACAATACCACTGCCGATGTACAACTCCTCCTTAGAGCGTCTATTGAGGAGTTCTCCAAAAACTGCAGATTCATTTTTACCTGCAACTATAAAAACAAGATCATCGAACCACTCCATAGTCGCTGCAGTGTGGTTGACTTTAATATTAATAAGAGAGACAAACCGACTATTGCTGCCGAATTCTTCAAAAGAATAAATTATATTTTAGAAGAAGAAAAGATAGAAGCAGATAAAAAAGTTCTAGCAGAGTTAATTAATAAACACTTTCCTGATTGGAGAAGAGTTCTAAATGAGTTGCAAAGATACTCAGTTAGTGGTAAAATAGATAGTGGAATATTAGCTGCCTTTTCGGACGTTGCTGTAAATGATCTCATTAAGAATCTCAAAACAAAAAACTTTGCCGAAGTTCGTAAGTGGGTTGTTTCCAACATGGACAATGAAACTTCTGTGTTACTGCGTCGCATTTACGATAGCTTATATGATTCCTTGGTCAATAGCAGTATACCTGCTGCTGTCCTTATTATTGCAAAATATCAATTCCAAATTGCGTTCGTCGCAGATCAAGAAATTAATCTTTTGGCGGCGTTAACAGAAATTATGGTGGAGTGTGAATTTAAATGACTGTAAAATTAATTCGTATGTGGTCTGGTGAAGATGTAATCGCCGACGTTATCGAAGAGAATGAGTATACAATTACGATGGAGAATCCAATTGTTGCTGTTCCTTCAAATCAACAAGGACAAATTGCCTTTGCTCCTTGGTCTCCTTTACACGCTAAGGGTAAAATTAAAATTACTGAAAAGTATGTTGTTTATGTGGGAGATCCTCAACCAGAAATTATTGAGGAGTATAATACAATGTTTGGTAAAATATCAAAACCTACTAAAAAATTAATTATTTAATTATGACTAAATCTTTTACAAAACTAAAACATCAAGTGAAATCAAGTAGATACTATATCTTTTGGGGTGCTGCAACTATCGCAGTTATGGCAGGTCAAATCTATGTTGGTAATGGATATCGTGGTATGTCACAATCAGTAAAAGATCTTACTGAAATGATTGAGATACGAATGGAACTTGAGTACTTGGAAAACCAACGTTATCAAAGAGAAATAATTCCATTAAAAGATAAACCATTAGGTGATTTTAATCCTGATGATTATATTATTTGGAAAACAATTGATGAACAAGTTTTAAATGTCAATTAAATCTCTTAAAACTCCATTAAGATATCCTGGTGGCAAATCAAAAGCAATTAAAACATTATCTCAATGGTATCCAAAAATAATATCAGAATATCGTGAACCATTTATAGGTGGTGGATCAATAGCTATTGATATTACAAAATCAAATCCTGACACACCAGTTTGGATAAATGATTTATATGTTCCCTTGTATAATTTTTGGGTTCAATTAAGAGATCGTGGTGAAGAATTATCAGAGAGAGTTCGTGAAGAAAAACAGAATACTCTTGATGAAGGTGATAAAGAAAAAGTAACTGCAAGTGCAAAAGAATTATTCAATAAGTACAAAGAAGAAATTGATACTTATGATGATTTTGAGAAAGCAGTTGCATTTTTTATAATGAATAAATGTAGTTTTTCTGGTCTCACAGAAAATAGTACATTTTCACAAACAGCATCTAATTCTAATTTCTCACTAGTTGGTGCTGATAAATTAAAAGAGTTTTCAAAGTTAATTCAACATTGGAAAATTACTAACCTTGATTATTCAAAGGTTATGAATGAAGAAGGTCCTGATAATACATTTGTATTTCTTGATCCACCATATGATATTAAAGATTTCTTATATGGTAAGAATCGTGAAATGCATAAATCATTTGATCATAATTACTTTGCATATGAGGTTTATAAATGCAAACATAATTTTATGATTACTTACAATGTTAATCATCGTTTGATGCAATTATATGAACAATATGAATTGAATTTTTGGAATCTTAGATATTCAATGGCACATAGAGGTGAGAAAGGAACTGATGATAATGTTAAACAGGAATTGTTGATAACTAACTATAATATAAACCCAGTAACACCCTTAGAAGAATTACTAACTACATGACAGAATTCATTCAAAGACATATCGGTATTACCGAAACAGAACAGGCTCAGATGTTATAATTTACCAGAACCTTGTAGTGAACAACAGGCACTTGAAGAATTAAAAGAAATTGCAGAACATAATATTGTTAAACGAACTTTGATTGGTCAGGGATATTACGGAACAATTACACCTTCAGTAATACTTAGAAATGTATTTGAGAATCCTGCTTGGTATACATCTTATACACCTTATCAGGCAGAAATATCTCAAGGAAGGTTAGAAGCATTATTTAATTACCAAACACTGATTACAGAACTCACTGGATTACCAGTTGCAAATGCATCATTATTAGATGAAGGAACTGCAGCTGCAGAGGCAATGATACTTGCATATAATAGTTCAAAAGATCAAAATATATTCATAGTTGATAAAGATATATTTCCACAGACACTTGCAGTATTACAGACAAGAGCAGAACCATTAGGAATTATAATTCAACAAATAGATTTTAGTGGTTCAATTGAATTAATTGAATTTGAAAAAGCATTTGGAATCATTGTTCAATTACCAAATAATAAAGGTAGACTTAAAAATCCTGATGCATTAGTTCGTGTTGCAGATGTGTATAAGTGTATAAAGATTGCAATTGTAGATCCATTGTGTCAAGTGTTAATGAAACCTGTTGGTGAAATGGGATTTGATATTGCTGTTGGCAGTATGCAAAGGTTTGGAGTTCCTATGGGTTTTGGAGGACCTCATGCAGCATTCTTTGCAGTAAGTGACAAATATAAACGTAAGATTCCTGGACGTATTGTAGGACAGTCTCTAGACTCCCAAGGTAATAAAGCACTACGGCTAGCGTTGCAAACAAGGGAACAACACATAAGACGAGACAAAGCAACGTCCAATATATGCACTGCTCAAGCACTCCTCGCAAATATGGCAGGTTTTTACGCTGCTTACCACGGTTCGGAAGGTCTGAAAAGAATAGCAACCAGAGTATTAAAGTATAGGCAATTGTTATTATTAGCATTGAAATGGTGTGGTCTTGAAGTTGACGAATCAGAAGGATTTGATACTATTCGATTTAAGGGTAAAAAAACAATAAAAGATTTTAATGTTCGATATGAAGATGGTTGGACTATTTTATCATTAGATGAACTTACAACTTTAGAAGAAGTATTATTAATTATTCATTCACAATATGAAGACATTCCTTTTAAGATTGAGGATATTAATAAAAAATATGAATGGCTTGCTATGCCTATGAGAAAAAAACCTTGGTTACAACAAGAAGTATTTACCAAGTATCAGAGTGAAACTAATATGATGAGATATATTAATGAATTAGTTCAAAAAGATTTCTCACTTGTAAATGGTATGATTCCACTTGGTAGTTGTACTATGAAGTTAAATGCAGCATCAGAGTTGATGCCAGTATCTTGGCCAGAGTTTTCTAATATGCATCCATTTGTTTCAGAAGATCAAACTCTTGGTTATCAAAGAATTATATTCGATTTACAAGAATGGTTATGTGATATAACAGGATTTGCTGACATATCGTTACAACCAAATGCAGGTTCACAGGGTGAATATGCAGGTCTTCTTGCAATACAAGAATACCACAAAAATCGTGGTGATCACAATAGGAATGTATGCTTAATACCAACAAGTGCACACGGAACTAATCCTGCGTCAGCAGTGATGGCAGGTATGAAGATAGTTCCTGTAAATTGTGATGATGATGGAAATATTGATATGAAAGATTTAGAGAAGAAAGCAATAATGAATACGTTTGAACTTTCTTGTATTATGGTTACTTACCCATCAACTCATGGTGTGTTTGAACCTACTATCAAAGACATATGTAGAATCGTTCATGAAAATGGTGGTCAAGTATATCTTGATGGTGCAAATATGAATGCACAGGTAGGACTTGCTAAACCAGGTCAATATGGTGCAGATGTTTGTCATCTTAATTTACATAAAACATTTTGTATTCCTCATGGTGGAGGAGGTCCTGGTGTAGGTCCGATTTGTGTTGCATCACATCTAACACCATTTATGAATAAAAGAGTATCAGCAGCAGAGTATGGTAGTGCCAGTATTCTTCCAATCAGTTGGATGTATATTCGTATGATGGGTGGAGAAGGATTAAGAAAAGCAAGTGAGGTATCATTGCTATCTGCAAACTGGTTAGCAAATGAAATTGATCCACACTTTAAGGTTTTATACAAAGCAGAAAATGGTAGAGTTGCACACGAATGTATTTTTGATTGTAGATCATTACCTGTGACAGCAGAAGATGTTGCAAAAAGATTAATGGATTATGGTTTTCATGCACCTACATTATCTTGGCCAGTTTTAAATACTATGATGGTAGAACCAACTGAAAGTGAATCATTAGATGAACTTAAAAGATTTGTGAAGGCAATGGAGATGATAAGAAGAGAAATCTACACAGATAAAGATATCTTGAAAAACGCACCTCATACCGCAAGGGTTGTCAGTTCTGATGAATGGGTGTATAATTATACTCGTGAGCAAGCAGCATATCCTGTGAAACAGAATAACAAGTTCTGGCCAGCAGTATCAAGAATTGATAATGTTTATGGTGATCGCAATCTTGTGTGCTCTTGTTCAACTTATTTTGATGAAACTGGTGATGGAACTTAAAGATTGGTTAAACTCTATAAATCAAACTAAAAAGAATTTAATTGATGAAGATCCATCAATTGAAAAAGATTATCCTCCTTACATAATTAATCGTTGTTTCTCTGGTCATCTTGATGCAATTATGTTTGCAAATGAGATGAATATGCATCATTTTTTACCAAAGAAGATGCAATATGACTTTTT